TTTTTTTATAAAAGCTACAGAATATAAAATAATTATCCGATTAACATATTTAACATATAAAATATAACACTAACAATAATATAACTATACTTAGATTTCTTTATTTTTAGTAGTTTCGCGACTACCAGTGATAACACTAAACGGCCCACTTGGCCACACACATAAAAGTCTTTTACCGATTCGAAGCCGGACGCCATGGCGTATAAACAACAAACATCAAAATAAACTTAATAATTTAATATCCTCACAAGATCAAGAGTTGCGGTTCGTTAATCCGCTATACTAAACCCTCTCAAGTTATTGGAAAGTGCACAAAATGCACAAAATAAAACATTTTAACAAAACGCAATCAAAACTAAATAAAACATTTTAAATAAAAACGCAATCAAAAATATAAAAGGAAGGGAAAGGCTCACAAGATCAAGAGTCGCAGGTCGTTAGGCTGCTATACTAAACTCTCTCAAGTTATTGCAACAACCCTCCCTACTCAAAAGTCCCAAACTGAGCAAACACTTCATGCGCAACCTCGACAGCATCAAGCGCAAACTCCATTGGTCGTGCTTGACCATCCACACGATAACCTTCTTGAAGCATCCGCATGCGCACTGCCCAATTCTGGTGTGGCTCCCAGTCGTGCCTCACGCCCATATCCTTCAGCTGCTCCACCAGCAAGTCGTACTCTTTCGCTCCGTGGTGCGCAATCATCATCAGGGCGGCATCAATCTTCTGTTTGAAAATTAACACATCCCCCCTGTTTACTTTCTTTCCCCACATTAATTCACGGTGAATCACTTTCAACGGTAACGGTGCAGCCACATACCCGTCGCACTCCACAAACGGTGACTTAAGAAAAGTCAACTCAACCAGAGGTTCAAAAGGGATAATTTCAGCAGTCTTATTCGCACTGGTTACTGTCATGCCTAAGTGGTAGGCAACCTGCTTGAACGTATCACGATTGTAGTACTGCAAGACCTCGTCCCGCGCTGCGACAATCACATCGTCCCCATAAGTCAACGCACGCACGTCATCATCGAAATGCGCTAACGTGGCGGTCAGTCCAGCTGCTCGCCTCGAAAGCACATACGCTGCCAACACAACGTACCAGTTGGTGACTGAATTGAACACATCCGTAATGGGTGATCCTGAGCAATTCCCCACGTCCTTCCTCACGATCGAATCCTCTACCAACACATGCGAGTGCACAATCGCTTCGACCAACGAAGCCCGCTCACTTCTCCACCTCTGCCCGTAGAAATTGTCCACCACGGCCGAGAAAGCGTCAACAGCGCACTGCGGAACTGATCCATCATAGTTCGAATAATCCACATCGAAACCATTCTCTCCGACCTCGCGCAAACCATCAAGGTAGGCACCCCAACATTGATCTTTATCTTGACCAATCCCATGGCACAAATTAAATCCTGCTCGCTCCTTGTAGTTGTACAAGAAGCATCCGAAGTACTTCCTCACCAACAGTGTTATGTCAAGGGTTGGCTGCACAAATACGCGCGTTTTCGCTATGCGCGCTTTTTCCCGCGACACCAACTCATCTTTGTTTGTAG